TGCGAACTCATGTGCTCGTGCGAGCGCGGCTGCTTTTGACACAGCTTTGCACCCGTCGGGATCTCCTGCGTTGAAGAATTCAATCATTGATGTACTGCACGACACGCCGGATCGAGTGAAGCATCGCTCAATGTCTGGCATAATCACGCCCGTTGGTCCTGAATTGTCCAGGGCCATGTAGTATCCGGTGAACAATGCACGGTCCTCACGAATGAAGATCTTCATGTTGAACCCGTAGCGTTCCCACCTCTGCAGCAACGAGATATAAATCTCGCTCTTCGGGTCAATCGCTGGGGTCGTGGACAGAATGCTATCGTCTCCCTCGAATGCACTCGCCACCCATCTCAACGTCCCAGCGTGATCTTCACCGTAGCGCACATCTGGGTCAAGGAAGTCTTCTGGTTGCGGAAACAATGCCGCGTGCCAACCAACGAAATTGCACCACCAGTTCAGGCAAGACGTTCCTCGATGACCACTCCGACGAATCGCGTCAATCAGGTATGTGGCAAACTCCCCATTCTTCTTGAAGGTGAGAGCCAATTGCTTCACCTTGCAAATGTCCTCATGAGCGTCGACCCACGAAATGGGCTCACTCATTAGAACCTTCAAGACTGACCCCACGTGCTTGATGACTGGATTCTCCGCCAAGTCGCGCCATTCCGCACTGCAAGTAGTGTCCCAGGCGGAACCGTCACCTTCAAACACTGATGCTCCAGGAGTCTGGGAAGCTCCCTGTTTACATTTCTTGAACGCGCACTTTGGGCCACGGAGTTCGTTCGCCACTTGCTTGATGGCCGCCTGCTTACCCAATCCTTTGATGGTCTTCTTCGGGAAGTGCTTCTTGATCAAGTCTTCAATGCAGCAGACGGTCATTAGCGCCATCACTTGTCCTTGATCGCCATCGGCAATGAGCATCCGGGGAGCCTTCCCCTCTGGCATTGGCTCCAACTTCACATCGGCAGACAGCTTGAATGTTGGGTCAACTCGTTGGCACAACTGGTAAATGGTGTTCTCCAATCGTGCTTCCGTCCATTTGCCTGACCTCATGTCTGCGATCAACCGGTTCTCCCACCATCCAATCACCCTCTTCACGCTGAACACAGACTTCCTCTCATGATTGCCAATTGCTGCCGAAACTAGGCGGCCAACCAAGATCCTGTCTTCTTTGTTCGCGGTGAAAGGGCGCTGCTTCTTAGTGATTCGGTTTTCAATCGCAGAACCCACATTCTCACTCTCCTTAGCGTACACGTTTGGGCAGACCGATACCGGAAGCGAAATCACGCCAACGATTTGCTTCGGGTTGTCCGATTTGGTCGATTGCCCGACAATACCGAAACCAGCAGCCCGCACCACCACGCGATCATCCCTCTCGGCCCTTATGGTGGCGTCGTCCTCATCGACTCCACCGTACCTATGTTGGTCTGAACTGCCTTGACCCGCAACCACATAACCGAGCTCGTTCCTTTCGGGCTTCGGTGACGTCCCGCCAAATGCCGGTGGACCACCACTCTGCGGTGGCGGGCCACCGGGTGGTGGCAAAGGTGGCGGTCCTCCTGGTGCGGGAGGTGGAGTCCCACCACACGTGGGTGGAATCGCGGTGGTACCTCGCGCGTTTTGTTTCCTGTTGACGTCCAATCGCACTACCTTGATGCTCCTTGGTGCAAAGAACATGGCGCATGGGAAGCATAATGGGTGCGAAGCGACCATGGTCGCGAACGACCCAGACCATGACCTGTCAGCCACCCTTTTTCCATTGC